ATTATGTACCGCTCTGGCCAACGTTCTGTGGTCGAGTGGATTCAACACCAACTCAACGAAGAGAACAATGGCTAAAGGAAAACAATCAGCCCCATCAAGGGGTCCTAGTCAAGCGGTTATGCAGGCTTTCGCTGCATCAAATCCTAACTCCCGTACAGCAGCTGCTGCTTCACCCAGTCCTGCGGCTAGGGGTCCCAGTCAGGCAGTTCTACAAGCTTTTGCTGCATCAAACCCTAATTCACGAACAGCTGCTGCTATGTCACCTAGCACTGCGGCTAATACGACTACCAAACCTGAAGTCAAAGGTGTTGGCCAAGGTTTGAGGATCGCTGGTGGTGATGGTGGTATTACAAGGGGAGAACTCAATACCATCATGAATGCATCCAAGATGGATTCAGGTAAAGTAATCCAAAATCTTGATGCAATTAATGCTAAGCTAAGGGCTAACGATAAAACCGGTATCAATCTCAGGTCTGGAGCTGCTAACCTGCTCATCAATCAAGCTAGTAAGGCTCCTCCGAAAGGTCGCTGGTCTCCTACAGTTGATTTTGGTAAGGGAGCTATTGGTAAGGCCTTGCAAGGTATGCTGGGTAGTGTTGGTAGTGGAGGGTACATCAATCCTCAAAGCGGACAACAGATGTTTACTCCTGGTGTAGCTCCTACTCGTCTAGCACGTGGTATGGATCTGATGCCTAGCGGTAGACAGACAGTTAGAGGTATGGGTAAACAATACCAAGTGCCTGAACGGTTTATGCCTAAGACTGAAGTTACTCCAGACGACACCAGCACTGTTGGTGGTGGTGATGGCACTGATGGTATTGATAATACCACACCTACTCCTGTAGACACTCCTATCCCAGAGGAAGAGGATAAGCAGGACATTAACATTAACATGCCAGGGTCGCCATTTGATCTAGCTAACTGGGCAACAGGATTCAAGACTGCACGTAGTAGCCGCAGTAGGGGTCCGCGTAATACACGATCCTTAGGTGGTGCTACTCGGGTTGCTCCAACAAGAAACGTACTAGGAATTTAATAAATGTCAGCTAAAACAAGATACGATTATCTAAGTAAGTATCGTTCCACGTTTCTAGACACAGCTGTACAGTGCTCCCAGTTGACTCTACCTACTCTCATTCAACAGGATGATGATGTAGGACGATCAACTAATCTAAAGTTGATCACACCATGGCAAAGCGTTGGCGCTAAAGGTGTGGTAACTCTTGCATCTAAGTTGATGCTTGCGTTACTGCCTCCTCAAACCAGCTTCTTTAAGCTACAGATTGATGATTCAAAAATCGGTGTAGATCTTCCAGCAGAAGCACGATCAGACCTTGATATCTCTTTCGCTAAGATGGAGAGGTCCGTCATGGAAATTATTGCAGCATCTAGTGATCGCGTTACTGTACACCAAGCTCTTAAGCATCTTGTGGTTGGTGGTAACGCGTTGATTTACATGGGTCCTAAAGGACTGAAGCTGTATCCATTGAATCGCTATGTTGTAGATAGAGATGGTAACGGTGACATCCTAGAGATCGTTACACGTGAACGCATCAGTCGTAAACTACTTGCACCTCTCATTAACACTAGTCTTCCTGTTAACTCACCTGGTGAGGATGGAGCTGATAATGAAGAGGACGTAGATGTTTACACACATGTAAGGCGGGACAATAACCGCATGGTATGGCACCAGGAAGTATTCGATAAGATCATTCCTGGCTCTCAAGGTAAGGCACCACTTGATGCAAACCCTTGGTTAGTGCTTCGATTTAATGTAGTAGATGGTGAACCGTTTGGACGTGGTAGGGTAGAGGAGTTCCTCGGTGATCTCCGTTCCTTGGAAGCTCTCATGCAAGCACTCGTAGAGGGCTCTGCAGTCGCTGCTAAGGTCGTCTTTACCGTATCCCCCTCTAGTACTACCAAGCCTCAGACACTCTCTGCCGCGGGCAACGGAGCCATCATTCAGGGCCGTCCTGATGACATCTCTGTTGTACAAGTTGGCAAGACAGCTGACTTCAAGACTGCTATGGAGATGGCTAGTGTATTAGAGCGTCGCCTTAGTGAAGCATTCCTAATTCTTAATGTTAGGAATAGTGAGCGTACTACTGCTGAAGAAGTACGTATGACTCAGATGGAATTGGAACAACAACTCGGTGGCCTATTCTCGCTACTTACCGTTGAGTTCCTTGTACCTTATCTGAACCGCAAGCTTTCTGTTCTACAGAAGAACCAAGACATCCCACGTATTCCTAAGGACCTCGTACGTCCTACTATTGTGGCTGGTATCAATGCACTTGGTAGGGGGCAGGATAGGGAATCACTGACTCAGTTCTTTACTATCATTGCTCAAACACTTGGGCCTGAAGCACTGGGTACCTACCTTAATGTAGATGAGGCTGTAAAACGTCTTGCTGCTGCTCAAGGTATTGATGTACTGAACCTGGTTAAGTCCATGAGTCAAGTACAACAAGAACAGCAGGCTGTTCAACAGCAAGCTATGGAGATGGAGCGACTCAAGCAAGCACCTAACATGGCTAAAGCTCCACTGATGGATCCTACAAAGAATCCACAACTATTGAATGGATCAAATGAACAAACAAACACCAACGAGATCCCAGAGATCGAGCAAGAAAGCAACATCCCCGGAGGAAGTCCCTTCGGTTGACACAGTTGATGATCAACCTACTGAAGCTGCGCCTTATATGAAGCGCACCAAGGTAGGTGAACCCACCATCGGTCGTTCCCCCGATTTCGTTAAGACTGTAGGTCTTGGAAATCTAACCGTTATCACAGCAAATGGCAAACGAAATTACACTTAATCCGTATGAGCAAGCAGAGGGTGAGTTCTCTGCTGAAGAGCTTGATTCACTGCAAGTTGGTGAGCAACTGGCACAACAAGAGCAACAACTACTAGCTGGTAAGTATAAGTCAGCAGAGGAGTTGGAGCGTGGCTACCTTGAGCTACAGAAACGTCTCAGTGGTAAGGAAGAGCCTGAGGTAGAAGAGACTACTGAAGAGGTGCAAGAGGAGGTACCACCCGAAGAGGGGAAAGAGTCTGATCTCTATGATACTATCATGGAGTCTTACCGCACTGGTGAGTGGGACCCTGAAGTGGTCAATCAGGTAGAGAGCATGAACCCAGTTGATGTGGCTAACATGTTCCTTGAAAAGGCAGGCGCTACTCAAACTCCTCAAGCTACTTCTGCTGATATCGAACAGATTCAAGAGTCAGTTGGTGGCAATGAAGAGTACCAGAACATGATTCAATGGGCTGGTCAAAATCTATCTGAGCAAGAGGTGGCTATGTATGATGCTGTTATGGATCGTGGTGATCCTCTTGCTATGTTCTTTGCTGCACAAGCATTAAATGCACGTTATCAAGATGCTGTTGGTTATGACGGTGAGATGCTTACTGGTAATGCTCCTCGCAATTCTGGTGATGCCTTCCGTTCGCAAGCTGAACTAGTGGCAGCAATGAGCGACCCTCGTTACGATAAGGATCCAGCCTATCGTGCTGATGTAGCAGATAAACTGGAACGCTCCAACATTCAATTTTGATGAACGACACTAACATCTTCGCTAAAGAACCCACCATGTATACCGACGAATCCTACACTGTGCCTCATAACGAACGTGCTGAACTCCTCAATGGTCGCCTTGCTATGCTTGGCTTTGTGGCTGCTATTGGCGCTTATATCGTAACTGGTCAAATCATTCCTGGAGTATTTTAATGTCTTGCGGTAAGAAGGGCCATAAAGGAAATGGCACAAAGAAAAAGTAACGTCAGCCTAAAGATTGGTGTCCATAAATCACGCACTGGTGGCCTAACGGCTGCCGGTCGTGCTAAATATAACAAGGCTACTGGCTCTAACCTAAAGGCTCCACAGCCTGAAGGGGGACCACGTAAGCGTTCCTTCTGTGCCCGTATGGGTGGTGTGAAGGGACCGATGAAAGACGAGAAGGGTAGACCTACTCGCAAAGCTCTAGCCCTACGTAAGTGGAAATGTTAAATGGCTAAGCCTGGTTTGTACGCTAACATTCATGCTAAGCGTATGCGCATCAAAGCTGGTTCTGATGAGAAGATGAGGAAGCCTGGTTCACCCGGTGCTCCTACTGCTGCTCAATTTAAGAAGGCAGCTAAAACAGCTAAAAAGAAGTAACTGACTAGAGAGGCTTGGCCCCTAGCGAGTAGTGCTGAGCCTTAATGAGTAGATGGAAATATAAATGTTCCTCGCTATCTTATTATGATCCCTCTTCTAACTACTCTGTCAGTGATCACCAGCTGGTACGGCCCCGGATTCAACGGAAGCCTTACAGCTAGTGGTGCTAGATATGATCAAAACGGCCTTACTGCAGCGCACAAGACACTCCCCTTTGGCACACGACTTCGTGTATGTCTTAAGAGGTGTGCCGTGGTGACGGTCAATGATCGTGGACCCTACGTATATGGTAGGGGACTTGATCTCAGTAAAGGTGCGGCTGATACTATCGGTCTCACTGCCTCTGGAGTTGGGCGAGTTAAAGTAACACGTCTTAATTAACTTCATGACTACTGCTATTGCAGCACCTAAGTCTCAGGTTAACCCCTGGGACTCTTATCTTAACTGGGTAACCAGTACAGACAACCGTCTTTATATAGGTCACTTTGGAGTCCTCATGATTCCAACCTTGTTGGCCGCTGCTACATGTTTTATCATTGCATTCATTGCGGCTCCCCCTGTCGATATTGATGGCATCCGAGAGCCCGTTGCTGGGAGTTTAATGTATGGAAACAACATCATATCGGGAGCCGTCGTTCCGAGCAGCAATGCCATCGGACTACACTTCTACCCAATTTGGGAAGCTAATTCACTTGATGAATGGCTCTACAATGGGGGTCCGTTCCAACTCACAGTGTTCCACTTCCTCATTGGCATCTATGCTTACATGGGACGAGAGTGGGAACTTAGCTATCGACTAGGGATGAGGCCCTGGATCTTTGTCGCATACTCCGCTCCGGTGGCGGCTGCTACCGCTGTGTTCCTTATCTATCCCTTTGGCCAAGGAAGCTTCTCTGATGCTATGCCTTTGGGTATCTCGGGAACCTTCAACTACATGCTTGTCTTCCAGGCTGAACATAACATTCTTATGCACCCCTTCCATATGCTTGGAGTTGCAGGTGTATTCGGTGGGTCTTTGTTTAGCGCGATGCACGGCAGTCTGGTTACGTCTAGTCTTGTTCGTGAAACGACTGAAGAAGTATCTCAGAACTATGGATACAAATTTGGTCAGGAAGAGGAGACGTATAACATCGTTGCCGCTCATGGTTATTTTGGACGTCTGATCTTCCAGTATGCAAGCTTTAACAACTCACGTAGTCTCCACTTTTTCCTTGCTGCTTGGCCTGTTGTTGGGATTTGGTTTGCGGCGCTTGGGGTATCAACCATGGCATTCAATCTTAACGGGTTTAATTTTAATCAGTCTCTCGTATCTTCTGAAGGGAAGGTAATCAACACTTGGGCTGACATTCTTAATCGAGCTGGTCTCGGGTTTGAAGTGATGCATGAACGTAATGCTCACAACTTCCCACTTGACCTTGCTACACACACTGCACCTATCATTGGTTAATCATGGCACGCGCTACTCCCTTTGATCCAAAGGTCTCTTCGGTTGACGTACAGTATATTGGTAATCCTGCCAATAACCTTTTTTATTGGACTAGTCAGTTTCCTTGGGTTGCCCCATATCCTGGTGGCCAAACCACAACTGAGATTAGCCCTAAGGGTTCTATCAAATATCCAGACGGTTCTTCTCCTACAGCTCCATAACGGAGCAGAAAACATTAATTTGGACTGGAGGCACCTCAGAGTAGGACCTCCTTTTCTTTGGCTGAGGCCGGTTACGACCGATACCCTTAGTCATGACAGTCGGAGAGACGACATCAAAAAAATGACAACAAAAATTCTAAGCGCTTAGAGAGGACTACGTAAACAACTCTCTCTTAAACTATTGTGGCTAACACTCTTGTAACTCCTGTAGGTCGGATTAATAACACTAGTTCGACCCCTCTTGCTCTTGGTACTGCTTATGATACCAAGTACGCAACCTATCTGAAACTGTTCTCTGGCGAGATGTTCAAAGCCTATGAAGGCGCGACTATCGCTAAAGGCACTGTGCAGAGCCGTACCCTGAAGAACGGCAAAGCCATGCAGTTCATCTTCACTGGCCGCATGGAAGCGGCTTACCACGAGCCTGGCACCCCGATCCTGGGTAGTGGTGATCCCCCGGTGGCAGAGAAGACCATCGTCTGTGACGACCTTCTCATCTCCAGTGCATTCGTGTATGATCTGGATGAGACTCTGGCTCATTACTCCCTGCGTTCTGAGATCGCTAAGAAGATTGGTTATGCTCTCGCTGAGGCATATGACAAGAAGATCTTCCGTCAGATCGCTAAGGCTGCTCGTGAAGCTCACCCCATCACTGCCGCTCCTGGCCCTGAGCCCGGCGGTTCTGTGATCCAACTCGGTGCTAACAAAGAGTATGATGCTCAAGCACTGGTTGACGCCTTCTTTGAGGCCGCTAGTATTCTCGATGAGAAGAACTTGCCCAAGCAAGGTCGTACCGCTGTACTGTCCCCGCGTCAGTACTATGCGTTGATTAGCCAAGTGGATACTAATATCCTGTACCGCGAAATGGGTGGTACTCAGGGTTCGCTGAACAGCGGTGAAGGTCTCTACGAGATCGCTGGTATCACCATCAAGCGTTCCAACAACCTCCCCTTCCTGGCTGGTAACGTGTCTTCCGTCAACGGTGAGAACAACGACTACTCCGGTAACTTCAGCACCCACTGTGGTCTGATCTACTACAAGGATGCCGCTGGTGTTGTGGAAGCTATTGCTCCCTCTGTGCAGACCACCTCTGGTGATGTGTCTGTGATGTACCAGGGTGACCTGATCGTTGGTCGTCTGGCTATGGGCTGCGGTACCCTGAACCCCGCTGCTGCTATCGAGCTGCAGTCGGCTCGCTCCTGATAAAGGAGAAGTCTAATGGGATTCGCACTTGTTGACGGTGTAGGTGTCACTACTAGTGAAACTGCCTACATGCGTCCTCCTATTGAGCCTGGTCGTGAAGGTGGCACGGTTGTTACCGTAACCCGCCTTGGTGGTGGCACAGGTCAAACTGCTGGTACTAAAGCTACCACTGATGACAACATCAACGGTACTGGCTGTACTCTTACCACTACTGTTACTGATGGTGTGGTAACTGGTCAGACTGTAGCTGCTGGTGGTGATGGTTATCGTGTTGGTGATGTGCTGTCGGTTGCTGGCACCACTAGTGCAACCTTCCGTGTTGACACTGTTTCTTATACCAACTGAGGTACTATCTAATGGCTAATCTTTCTACTGCCGCCGGTAATAACGGTGTCGCTGGTAACGTTAACTTCGCTACTCGCACCGTAACTGGCGCCTACGCTTCTACTTATGCTGATAACGGCAACCTGGCTGTTTCTGACAACCATGCTGTTCGTCGTTCTGTAGCACGTACTAGCCGCTCCGCTCCTAGCGTTGCGTCTGGTGTATTCTCGGAGACTCAGAACCTCCGCTTTGCTTACACTGGTGTTGAGTCGGATTCTCCGGCACTTGACGCCAGCCGTACTGCTGCTTAATTAGTTCTAATGGGGATCCTTCGGGGTCCCTTTTTTTTAATCTTTATATAACGTCATCATTATGCCGTATACCAATAACGCTCAGGCTGAGCTACAAGCTGTTAATGAAATTCTGGCGTCTATTGGTCAGGCGCCTGTTACCACCATCGAGGCACAAACCATCACTTATGAGGATGGATCTACTGTCGAAGCTGTAATCAACCCGGAAGTTGCAATTGCTTATGAGACCTTAATGCAAGTCTCTCGGGAGGTACAGGCAGAGGGGTGGACATTTAACCGAGAGGTTGAGTACCCACTTACTCCTGATACTAACGGCTACCTATCAATGACTGGTAGTATGCTACAAATTGATCTTAGTGATAATGTAGCTAATAGTAGCTACGATACAGTCATTCGTAATGGTAGATTGTATGATAAGATTGGACATACTGATGTCTGGGATACCACTAAGACATACGATGTAGATGTTGTCTGGTATTATGACTTCATTGATCTCCCTCAGGTGTTTAGGGATTACATCACATCACGAGCCGCTACCCGTTGTGCTATTCGTCTTATTGGTGACGTAAACCTAACTCAAGCCCTTGCTTCATTTGAAACATGGCGTCGTTCTAACTGCCTTGAGTATGAGTGCAATGAAGGTGATTACACTATGTTTGGCTTCAAGCAAGGTGATGGCTTCTACAACAGCTACAAACCATTTAAGGCTCTTGCACGATGACTTCAGTATCTCAACGTATACCTAATTTCATTGGTGGTGTCTCCCAACAGGCTGATGAGAAGATGCTGTTGGGTCAGGTTAAGGATGCCTTGAACTGCTACCCTGACATTACCCTTGGTATGCTCAAGCGGCCTGGAGGTAAGTTCTTGGGTCGTTTGGCTAACATAACTGCTAACACGGCTAACACAGCAGCTTGGTTTAGTATGTTTAGGGATAACCAGGAGAAGTATATTGCTACTATCTCATCTGCTGGTGTACCTAGGGTATGGAACTTATTAACTGGATTAGCTGGTACTATCACTTACCCGTCTGGTAAGCAAGCAGCTATTGAGAGCTATCTGACCGCTACTGATTACCGCAGTATCAAAACTCTTACTATTAACGACTTCACCTATATCGTCAATAGTGAGAAAGTTGTTACTGCTAAGGCGGCTCCCAGTTGGAATGCCAAGAGGCAGGCTACGATTATAGTCTCTGGTATCGAGCATGACAATGTGTATAGTGTAACCATTGGTGGCTCTACTTTCACTTACACAGCACCATCGTCTAACTCTGGTAAGCTCCTAATCTCCACAGTTATGACTGGCATCTCTAATGCCATCACTAGTGGATTTGCCACCAAAACTATTATTGACAATACCATCTATTTAACCTTTAGCTCTGATACTAATGTATCTGGATTTGCTGGTGGTACTGGTAAAGACTTACGTGTCTTTCAGGATTCAGTCGATACATTCTCACGACTGCCAGAGCAGGCTAAGCACAACCAAGTTGTTAAAATCAACAATACCACAGCTAGTCAGGATGACTTCTATCTGAAGTTTATTGCTGATGATGGGAACAGTGGTAAGGGTTATTGGGAAGAGACGGTTGCGCCGAACGTAAGTACTGGAATCAATGAAGCTACAATGCCTGTTGCGTTGATCCGTACTAGTGTTAGCCCATTGACCTTTAGAGCCACTTTCTTGGACGGCTCAGAGACCATTAATAACCTTCCATTGCTATGGGAGCCACGGCTTGTCGGTGATGATGAGTCTAATACCCATCCATCATTCGTTAATAACACTATTCAGGATATCTTCCTCTTTAATAACAGGCTTGGCTTCCTGACAGAGGATAATGTCTCTATGTCACAAGCTGGAGATTATTATAACTTCTACCACAAATCAGCTACTACTGTTGCCGCTTCTGATCCTATTGATCTTAGCTGTGCTAGTATTAAACCAGCTATTGTACGTTCAGTTGTACCAGTTACTCAAGGTCTGCTGTTGTTTAGTGATAGTCAGCAGTTTTTGATGGAAGCTGAGAATGGTGCATGGACACCAGCTAACTGTACAATTAGCACTATCGCCAACTACGAGTGTGACCGTTACCTGA